CGCTCCCTGCGTGTCAGGCCGGACCTCGACTTTTCTTCGATCACGGCACAGGGAAAGCCGACCTTTGTGACCATCGGGGCTATCAGTGGGTACTCGCTCCCGATTTATAACAACGACAATGAGGAGTTGTTTTTCCGTTTCTCGATTCCGCGTAGGTGGGATGGTGCTTCTATCGTGGAATACGCAGCCCAGCACCGGCATCCTTCCTTCCTCGACGGTGAACGTCGAAGTGCAGCAGGCAGTATCGACAGGCAGGGCGGCGCAGTATGACATCTACGACCTCGAATACACGCTCGTTTACAACCACGAGTCCCTGTTAGCACCCGTGGTACCGAGGAGCATCGTTGCTTTCCGCATCCGCCGCGTCGCCTCGGACAGCCCGGCGATCAGCGGACAGGTCATTCTTCTGGAAGGCTGGGCGAAATACGTCATCGACAAGGCTTATACGGAATAACATGGGTAGCGTTCGGCAATTCAAGAGAAGGGATCGGAAACTCCAACGCGAGGCAGAGGAGCTTCACGCGCGTATTGTGCGTGCTGCAATATTACAAATCTCAGAAGAGAGGAGGAAGCGTTTTATGAAGATCGATTTTTCTAAGGAGTTCAAGACGTTTGGAGGAGAGACGCTGAAGGATGCAGAAGGCAACGTCTTCACCTTGAAAGGTGTTTGCGCTACTGTTCTGTTGAGCCAGCAGCAGAATGAGAAGGCGACTGGTGAAGAGAAGATGAAGCGGTACGAACTGGCTAGAAAGATTTGGGACGCGCCTGGTGGGGTGTGTGATATTAAGGCCGAAGAAATCGCCCTGCTCAAGAAACTGATCGGCGACGCCTACCTGCCTCTGGTTGTGGGGCAGGCCTACATTATGCTGGAGGGAGAGTAGTGGCTGGCATTGTAGATCTCAATGTTGATGTAGGCTCTGTCCTGTCTGGTATCGGCCAACTGGCAAAGGATATTAGGGCCGCCATCACTGGAGAAGCCGTCATCGACCCGGCGAAGAAGGCCGAGATCGAGATGAAACTCCTGGAGATTGAGAATGCTTATCTAAAGGCACAGACGGAAATTAATAAGATAGAGGCTGCCAGCTCGAACCTATTTGTTTCTGGATGGCGGCCGGCGGCGGGATGGACCTGTGTCGTCGGGTTCGCGTACACCTTCCTTCTTTATCCTTTTGTCTGTTGGTTTTCGAGGCTTAAAGGATTGGAGGTTCCGCCGGAGATCGACGCGGCCCTGCTTGTCAATCTGCTGTTCGGCATGCTGGGGCTGGCAGGAATGAGAACGTATGAAGCGAAAACTGGAGTGAAGAGGGTTAGGTGATGAATAAGGCGGCACGTTACGACTTCGAAATCATGCAGGGCTCGCCTTTGACCCTGGATGTGTATTGGCTTGACAGTTCGAAGACGGCGATCAATCTGACCGGCTATACTGCTGCCATGAAAATTAAGAAGTCGAAGGACGATACAATTGCTCTTCTCTCCTTAACATCAAGCCCGGCGGCTGGCCTTACTATTGAGGCCAGCTCCGGCTTGGTAACTATTTCTATTACGACTGCGCAGACTGCCTCTCTGCTTTACGACTTAATGTACTATGACCTCGTCTTGACGGAGGTTAGTACTGGCGAAAAGCAGAGGCTGGTGGAAGGAACGATTACCCTGAATAAGGGCGTTACCTGATCTTATGTGAATAATTCACGGAAGGTTGTTATGAACGATCCGCATTTCGTAGTTATTTGGGGATCAAAGTTCATCGCGGAAAGTCCTGTGCCTGGTAGGGTATATTGCTGTGAGGACTATGAGGGCACTCTCATTATGTGCGACGAACATCAGTCGGTTCCTATTACGACAAACCTAGTTGTGTGGGAATTCTACGGTGTGATGGGGCCGTCATGATTACTGATGATATAAAGGAGATAATGGCGCAGTGCTGTCTTTCTACTAAGATGACAGCCATTTCTCTCTTTCCAGATCGTTTCTATCTGCCATTTTCTCCAATGCATGAACTGATTTTCGATCTGCTCGATGACGATGGCAAACAGCAGGTGGCGATCGCGGCGCCACGTGGTTTTGGTAAGACGTCCATTATCCAACTAGCGTACCCTGCTAAAAGGATGCTGTTCCGCGAGAAGAAGTTTATCGTTCCGGTCTCCTCCACGGCGACGCACGCCATCATGCAGGCGGAGAACTTAAAAAGGGAGCTTCAAGCAAACCGAGCAATCAAGAAGATCTTTGGCCCGGTTAAGGCTCGAAATCTCGACTACGAAACTGCCTTTTCAAAGGAGATGTGGGAGACTTCTTATGGAACAACGGTCCTTCCTCGAGGTTCTGGTCAACAGGTACGCGGGATTATTGTTGGGAATAGTCGTCCTGATCTTATCATCGTGGATGATTTGGAAGATCCGGAACATATTGATTCCGAGGATTATCGTACTAAAACAAAAGAGTGGTTCTTTGCTGACCTCTGTAATGCTGTTAATAGATCGAGTGATAAATGGAAGATCATCTTCATAGGAACCGTTTTGCACCAGGATTCTCTTCTTATCAACTTGTTGGAGGATCCGGCGTGGGCCTCTGTGCGCTTGGAACTATTCGATGATAACTATAAGTCGAATTGGCCGGAGTTCCTCCCCGACAACAAAGTGTTGGCGATGGTGGAGGATTTTCGAAGGAGGGGACTGCTCGATACTTTGTTCCGCGAGTATAAAAACTTGCCTATTAGTAAAGAAGATGCGGCATTCCGGCAGGAGATGTTTAAGCCTTATGACGATTCGCGGGACATGAATAGGAAGATCGAAACGGTCATCATTATTGATCCTGCCAAGACGGTTAAGCTATGGAGTGCTGAGAGTGCTATTATCGCTGTTGGTATCGACGTCGTAAAGCATCACGTGTATGTTCGAGAAGTACTGGCGGAAAAGCTCCATCCCAACCAGCTTTATGAAGAAGCCTTTAATATGGCTGATAGATACGGCGCCAGAGTTATCGGCCTCGAGGTGACTTCTCTGAACGAGTTTATTACATACCCTTTTAAGAATGAGATGATTAAGAGAGGGCGCTTCTATGAACTCGTCGAGCTGAAGCCTCGTGAAAAGAAGGAAAATAGAATCAAAGCACTTGTTCCTTTTTATCGCGCTGGCTACGTTTTTCATAGCCGTTCGACTGGTATCACTCAACTGGAAGAGCAGCTTTTAACTTTTCCCAAATGCAAGAGGTGGGACGCTATTGACGCACTCGCTTACATCGTCGAGATGTTAGAGATGGGGGACAGATTCTTCGTGTCTGACAAGAGTGATGATGAGGTGGACGAGTCGGAGTATGAGGAGCTTTACGACCCGGAAGATGTTAAGCCTATAGGTGACTGGCGGGTGGTATAATGGCTGACAGGTATATTTGGCATACTGGCTTAATGGGAGAATTTCTTTACTCCGACTCTGATGTCTACGACGACGGAGTAAGTGCAAAGGCCTTCAGGACCGATGGCGACGGAATGATGGAGGGGCGAGTGCTCTTTACAAATGCGGCTACTGCTCCTTCTTCTTACGCCAATGGGGCTTGGATTTACGCAGCTGATGTCGTGGCAGGCAATTGTGCTATGCACTTTCGTTCCGAGGCCGGCGATGTTATCAAGTTGTTCTCTGCGACTGCTATTGCTGATGCCTCTACTTCCCATTCGGTAGGGTCGTGGTCAGATGTAGAGTCGGCGTTGAATGCGTTAGGTACGACAATAAATAGCATCTTGACTCTCTTGAGAGCAAACGGACTTTTGAAGACGTAGGAGGCATCATGCCGTTCATTCTCGAAAATCCTGTTGGTGGTTCTTCTGGAATGCATCCGGGGGCGAAGTACGACTATTCGTACCCTAACGGCCTTGATTTGAGTCCTGACGGAGAGCTTCACAAATACCTGGTTGGCGAGTTGAAGAAGCGGATTCAGGAATCATATACACAGATTAGCCGGCGGCATGGTGTCTGGAAGAAGATAGATCGGACTCTTACCGCCTATGTCCAGCCAGATGAAAAGGAGAGCAAAATCAAGGCGGCTGATGAGCGGAGGCCTATTAGTATTGTAGTTCCTTATTCATACGCTACTCTGGAGACGCTCTTAACATACTTCGTTACGGTGTTTCTCGACGATCCTATCTTCCAGTACGAAGGAGTGTCACCGGAGGATATTCTTGGTGCCGCCCTCCTTGAACGAGCGGTAGACGTGCAAGCGCGCAGAGCGAAGATGGCTCTTTCTCTTTACACCTTCTTCCGTGACGGCTTGGCGTATGGAATCGGTGGCTGTGCTCCTATCTGGACACAGGAGATGGGCTTTAAGACCGTCAAGGAGCCTCTTGGTTTTATGTCGTCACTTCTTGGGAAGTGGTTCTCTTTTGGCGAAGGAAAGCGGCAAGAAGAAATCGTGAAGTATGAAGGCAATGTTCTAAACACCCTCGATCCTTATATGATGCTTCCTGATCCGAACGTCCCTATCCACGAACATCAGAAAGGAGAGTTCTTTGGCTGGGGCGAGGAGACTAATTACGCAAAGCTGCTAGAGCAGGAGAGGAATAATGGCGACCTCTTTAATGTTCGCTATTGCAATGATATAGGCTCTGGAAAGAGCCAGTATGTTTCTTCTCGTAGCAATACGGGCCGCGATGACAGATTCGGCGGCGGAACTGATCGTACATACGGCTCATCGGTGTTTAAGCCGATGGACGCTATCCATATTTATATGAATCTTATTCCAAGTGAGTGGCGACTTGGAAGCCGTAAGTATCCGGAGAAGTGGCTTTTTACCCTCGTCGGAGACAAGATCATCGTGCGAGCGAAGCCCCTCGGTCTGGATCATAACATGTTTCCTGTAGCACTTAACGCGCCGACGTTTGATGGGCATAGTGTCGCGCCAATTTCGAAAGTGGAGGTAGTGTACGGCTTACAAGAAACCCTTGATTGGCTCTTTTCCTCTCATATAGCTAATGTTCGGAAGGCGATCAATGATATGCTTATCGTTGACCCTTCTATGATTAATATGTCTGACTTAAAGGAGCCGGAGCCCGGCAAACTGGTTCGCTTGAGAAGGGCGGCATGGGGCAAGGATGTTCGGGCTTCGGTTTTCCAACTACAGATCCAGGATATCACTAAGGGGCATATTCAGGATTCCTCGACTATTGTCGAGTTAGTAAAGCAGATATCAGGCTCCCAAGATGCAGTTATGGGGGTGCAAAGAAAGACGTCTGATCGCATTACCGCCGAGGAGGTACAGCAGACTGCGCAAGGTGCTTTGTCGCGTTTAGCGACAATGGCTAAGGTAAGTAGCATGATGGGCCTGGCTGACTTATCTTATATGATTGCGAGCCATACCCAGCAGTTAATGTCGCAGGATCTATACCTCAAGATGACTGGACGGTGGCCAGAATACCTACAGCAGGAATATCCGAACCTGATACAAGGCGGTAGGCTAAAGGTTAGCCCCTTTGACATCTTAGTCGATTACGATGTCGTCAATAAAGATGGTACGATGTCTATTGCACAGAACGCGCAGATTTGGAGTAACCTATTCCAAACTATTGCACAACAGCCTCTTTTATTGCAGAGGTTTGATATAGTAAAGATTTTTAAGATGATTGCAAAGGGAATGGGAGCGAAGAACGTCGACGAATTCGAGTTAAAACAAATGCCTGCAATGCAGGCGCAGGTGATGCCTGACGAGAACGTTATGCGAGAAGCGGAAAAGGGTAATCTGATTCCGCTGGAAGGAGGAACCAATGTCCCTGCCGTTCAATCTTAGTGACATTGAGCACTTGGAGAGCAATCTGGCGTGGCAAGAAATCATGCGAACGATTGACGAGCGTCTCTCAATGTTACAGGCTGATATTCGTAGGCTCAACCCTATGAACCCTGAGCAAGGGCATGAGCTGGCGCAGAAGCAAGGGCAAATGAATGAGCTAGACTGGTTTAAGGGCCAGATAGAAATGATGAAAGCAGAAGTCGAAGAATTCTTCGCGCGAACAATAAGAGAGGAGGAAAAAGAAGATGGAACCCGAAACGACGAATAATGCTGCTGTAGAGAACGAGATTGTGGACCTGTTGGCGGGTACTCTGCCGACTAAGGAGGAGGGTGGCGAGCCGCCGGCTGAGCCTTCGAAGGATTCCCCTCCAACTCCGTCCGGAGAGGCTCCTCCGGCGGAACCGCCGTCTCCTGAGGCCCCTTCTGAAACGAAGCCGGCCGAAGGGAAAGAACAGCCTCCTGGCGAGGAGCCCCCGAAGCCTCCTGCTGACACCTCTGCGACTCCGCCGCCGCTTGAAGGACAGACGGAGCCGCCTACTACCGAGGAGGGGTGGAAGGCGCAAGTGGAGATGCTGCAAAAACAGCTCGTCGAGTTGACGGCCAAGATGCAGCCGCAGGCACCGGCACCTCCAGCTGAAGAACCTTCTACTGCTCAAGGCGTAATCGAGTTCTTCAAGACCGAGGAAGAAGTCGACAAGGCCTTTGGTTCGGCTCAAGAGGTTAATAAGTTTATGACCTCCCTTGTAAACAAGGCCGTTGAGCAAACGATGAGGGTTATTCCGCAGGTGGTTGTAAACACGGCCCGCCAACAGGCCTCTCTTGTCAACGCAGTGGAGAAGTTTTACGATGTTAATCAAGACCTGCGAACATTTAGACCGTTCGTTGGCTATGTCGCGGCAGAGTTACAAACGGCGCACCCTGATTGGGATGCTCCGAAATTATTCGAAGAAATTGAAAAGGAGGTGAGAAAGCGGCTAAACCTAAAGCGGCCGGAACCGCACACCGGGTCTTTGCCAGGCCTGGGTAATCTGCCTAATGCGCCGAGAGCGCCGCAGGGCGGAGGTACGGGACCTGCCTTTGTCGGACAACACTCCAGGGCCAGAGGGACTGTTGGTGGGACTGGATTGTCTGCGACGGAGCAGGAAATCTTAGACCTCATCAAGTAATAGGAGGAATCAATTATGAGCGCAGGTTGGATGGACAAGTTCCTCTATCGTCTCTCCCGAAAGGGCGAGATTCCGTGGCTCACTATTGCTCGCGGCAAGACTGTGGGCGCGGTTACTGTGCTGATCTACGATCCTGATGGAAAAATTCTGATGGCTCGTGGAACGTCAGTCCCTTCCGGCACTGCCGGATATGCGAAGGGTGCTATGTTCTTTAAGACCGACGCCGGCAATGGTGTGCAGGCTCTTTATGAGAATATTGGCACTACTAGTTCCTGTTCTTTCTCGCTGGTCGGCTCGATCGTACCGGCAGAGATTGCGATGACTGAAGGTAACATTCTTGTCGGTAACAACACCGGCGTTGGAGTTCTGCTGAGTGCGAAGACGAACGGTGCTGTTCTCATCGGCAATGGTACGACGATCGTTAGTGCCGTAGTGAGTGGGGATGCTTCGATTGCCTCCTCTGGTGTTCTGACGATCGCCAACAACGCGGTTACTAACGCCAAACTGGCAGATATGGCAGCAGGTACGGTGAAGGTCGGGTCGACCGGCAATGTGCCTACTGACCTTGCCTTGAGTGCGAATGACCTTCTTACTCTAGATGCAGGCATTCCGGCTGTCGTGAACGTCGGCAGGAAGCAGTTGGTTACTGGCGGTGCGACGGCCCTTACGGTTGTTAGCCTGGCCGCAGGCGAAATCCTGTCTGCTGATGGGACGGACCTCGTTCCCATCGCCATCGCAGCAGGTGAAGTGATGGTCGGTGCGACCGGTCCTGCTATTGACGGAGTTGCTCTCTCAACTGGTACCATTCTGAAGGGTGTTACTGGTGCAACTCCGGTAACGCAGAGCATTGCCGCAAAGCAGCTTTTGATCTACGGCTCTGGCGCTGGGGACATTACTGTTCTTAATGTAGCGGCCGGTGACATCGTTACTGCTAATGCTTCTGACATTGCCGTAGTTAGTATCGCGGCGGGCGAAGTGGTGGTTGGAGCGACTGGCCCTGTTATCGATGGCGTGGCGCTGGGTGACGGTGCCCTCCTTATTGGTAATTCTGGGGCTACTCCTTCTGCCTTGACGTTGGCTGCGAATGAGGTTCTTTATAAGCCGGCAGCTGGGACTCTCGCAGGCCTGGCTGTTGGACGAAAGACCCTCCTGACTGGTGGAGCAACTCAGCTCCAGGCAGTCTCTATTGCGGCAGGTAGTATTGTGACTGTTGATGCAGACGATATTATCGGTCTTTCCATTCCGGCGAAGTCCATTCCGTATACTGACAGTGGTACCGGCCTTCTGGCGGCCCTGTCGGTTGCGGAGGGCTCCATCATCATCGGCGGTGCGTCTGACGTTACGACCCTCGATGGGAAAGGTGATGGAAAGATTCTTATCGGTAATGGTACGACGATGACCAGCCGATCGGTTAGCGGTGTTATTACTCTGACCAATGCTGGCGTGACGGCTTTTTCTGCGGGGGCTATCGTCGACGCAGACGTTAACGCTTCGGCAGCTATTGCCGGCTCTAAGATCAGTCCGCTGTTCCATAACACAGTAGGTCTTTATGGCTCTGAGCAGACTGTTACTACCGCCGGCGATGCGCAGTATAGTCCGGCTAACCTTCTTGGTCTGGTCGTTTTGAGAGACCCTAACGGCGGTAATAGAACCGACACTCTGCCTGACGCGGATGATCTTGTGGCGGCCATTACTGGCGCGTACGTTGGGATGGCTTTCTATATCACCATCCACAACAATGCAGATGCCGCCGAGACTATCCAGATTGCGGCTGGTGTGAACTGTGACCTCCATCCTGCGGCTCCTTCTACTATTGCTCAGAACAAGAGCCAGACGTTCCTCATTATCCTGGAGAACGTTGGTACTGGTACGGAGGCCTACGCGGCATACGAGGTTACTAACTCCTAACCATTTCTTCCTGTAAGGAGGTAAAGCATATGGGACGCGAAGTTCCGAAACTTGGGCATGGCATTGTTGAGGCTCGCCATGTCAACTATGACAATGTTGCGGCGGCTGGTACAACGGATATTGTTAACGCCGTCAATCTGGTAAACTCGACTCACGCTGTTACCGGGCAGCCTGACGTGCCTCGTAACGTGGTGCTGACTGTTGTGGATTCTACTAGTAGCATTACGGCTGGCACTGTTACGGTGTACGGAAAGAATGCTTCTGGTGACGATATCTCTGAGGAATTCGACATCAGCGCGGGCGCCGGCACTTACACCGGTAACAAGCCTTTTGCCTATGTGCAGAGCGTTGTTGGATCTGACATCGCCACTCTGGGTGGTGCCGGTGACGAGACTCTTTCTGTCGGCAATGGCGGGAAGATTGGTCTTCCGATGGGTCCTGCCGCCGATCTGCTCGAGGTCTATAAGGCCTGTGTGGGTGGCGCAGACGAGGCGATTGGTGTTGTTAGTAAGACGTATGGAACTATCATTCCGACGTCTTCTCCTAATGGGACTAACGACTTCGATTTCTGGTATCTGTGCCAGATCCGGTCGGGTGGCTTTTAACAAATCACTATTTTAACAGGAGGTAAATCCATGTCTGGATTTCTTGGTATGAGAGGGACGGGTGACTGGACCGCTGATGAGAGACCTAAGGACTGGAGGGAAACTGTTCTCTTCCTGTATCCTAACGGTACCGCTCCTCTGACGGCGATCCTTAGCAAGATGAAGTCTGAAAAGACGATCGATCCCGAGTTTAACTGGTGGACGAAGATGCTGCCTGATCAGGCGGCGACGGTCACCGGCGTGTATACTGACTCGCTTCTCTCTAGCGCGTACACGTCTGGTGGCGTCCTCGGCACCGTGCTTTATCTTAAGATGGCGGAGGCCTCTGCAAAGCAGTTCCGCGTCGGTCATCAGGTGCTGCTGCGTGATGCTTCTGACTTCACGGTGGACGTGAACGCTAAGGTTATTGGTCGTACCCTGAACGGTGCGAGCAGCTACATTCAGGTGAAGCTGCTCGAAGCGGACGACAACAGCACGTCGCACGACTTGAGTGACTGCGATCGCGTCCTCATCATCGGTAACATCAATGAGGAAGGTGCGACGATGCCTACTGGCATTTCGTACGATCCTACGAAGTTCTACAACCTTACGCAGATCTTCCGGACTCCTCTCAGCATCACTCGTACCGCCCGTGAGACGAAGTATCGCACTGGCGATAAGTACAAGGAGATGAAGCGGGAGGCTCTGGAACTCCACTCCATTGAGATGGAAAAGGCGTTCCTGTTTGGAACCAAGACGGAGCTGACTGGCTCCAACGGCAAGCCGGAACGTACTACGGAGGGCATCATTACGTTCCTCCGAAACAACAATAGCTCGCTTGTCAACGACTATACTCTGAATACTTCTTTTGCTGGAAAGGAGTGGCTCGAAGACGGCGGCGGGGAAGATTGGCTTGATGCTTATCTCAAGGACATCTTCCTTTACGGAAGGCAGGAAAAGCTGGCCCTTTGCGGCAATGGTGCTCTTCTGGGCATTAATAAGCTGGCGAAAGCCGGAGGTCATTACACCTTGACGGCGCAAACGAAGTCGTATGGCCTTAAGGTTATTGAGTGGGTCACTCCCTTTGGGACGATTTACCTGAAGACGCACCCACTGTTTAACATTGAGTCTACGCTTCAATACTCCATGCTTATCATGGAGCCGGAGAATCTGAGGTATCGGTACATTACTGATACGTCGTTCTTCGGAGAGGGTGGGAAGACCGCCGCAACTGGAACCAACTCCAGCCGGAAGGACGGTACTGACGAGGAGTTCCTCACGGAATGCGGTCTTGAGATTCATCATGGCTACACCTTCGGCTTCTTAAATGGTGTCGGCCAAAACAATACGCTGTAAGGCTGTTCCTCCTCTCAAGGCAACTTAGCCTACACAGCGGTCACAGGGGGTCGGGTTTCGGCTCGACCTCCTGTGATTCATTCACAGAAGGTGTTATATGAATTACTCAGATATTAGAAAGAAGTTCGTCGAACTGAGCGGTCGATACGACTTGGTCGATTCTGTTTGGAATGACAACGGTGCGGACTTCTTCCTTAATGCTGGGCAGATGCTGCTCGATGATATGATTACGGCTCCTAAGAGCACTGCCAGGTATCTTGAGAAGGTGACTGCCGGTTCGTATCTTGTCAAGACAGCTGGCATCAAATCTGTTCACGAAGTATGGGTCACGAAGCACTCTGATCTTTCACGCTATCAGCTGACGAAGGCAACTCTTTCCGAACTTCGGAGTGAGTACGGGGAAGAGATAAGCGTGATACAGCAGGGAGATCCTGTCTATTATGCTCCAGTTGCTTTACGTCCTTATCCTGACACACTATCGGGTACCTCGCCTACTGTTCTTGATTTTGCTGATCTCGTCCTGTCTGATTCTCATTATACTTATAATGGAATTCTACTACTCCCGCCTTGTTCGGAGGCGATGACTGTTGCGATTGTAGGTGCTTTTTATTCTCCTGCTCTTTCTGCTTCTTTTAATGGCAGTACTTGGACGCAGACGAAGAGCTGGTGGACTGAGGTGCATCCGCTAGCTGTTCTCTATGCTGGCCTTTATACTCTAGAGACATTTTATAGGAACACAGAAGGTGCTAATGACTGGCTAAAGGCTCTTCAGTTGAGACTGACGGGTATAGACTTTAATACCGCAGAGCAAGAGGCTTCAGAAATAAATCAGATGGAGGGATAGTCATGGCTGAGCATACCATCGAGGAGCGTTTAGTAAGTCTAGAAAGAATGGTTAGGAGACTAGCTCCGAGACCTGAGAAACGCATTATTGGCCTCATTCCGTGGCTACCTATTTCTGGGAAAGTAACACAGCCTTCTGAAGAAGGGGAATGCTTCTCTTTTATGTTTCCTCTTTCTGGGAAGGTGCGGCGGCTTCTCATCGCTATAGGAGAGCAAGAAGAAGGAAAAGAAGCCATCTTTGAAATCTCCCTTACCGCCAAGGAGAAGAAGATTACAGACATTATCGAGGTGAAGAAGCGAAGGACTCTTATTACTGAATACGAAGTCGTTGAAGGAATGCAGGCGTCTATTAAGACAAAAGCTGCTGTTAAAGATGTCTGGGTTTCATTTCTCTTCGAACCATCGAAAGAATACTATACACCCATGCGTGGTGAAGAAAATGCCGATACGTGAAGAAAGAAAACTTCGTAAACAAGCAGCTGCTCAAGGTCTTACTGGCGAGCAAGCAGACGCCTACGTATACGGGACGCTTAGGAAGATGGGATGGCGTCCGGCAAAAGAGCGCGCTGCTGCAAGGCGGAGGAAAAGGAAATGAGAGGCTTTCGTGACTACTACAAGAAGGAGTTACGCATTGGACTGAATCCGAGCAAGATGCCAATGCGGAACACTGCCGCTCTTTCCGAGTCGATGAACATCCGCGTTACAAAAGAAGGCTTGGAAGGATATATTCCTGCCATTCACCAGTTAATGCCTATTAGCGATGGGATAGGCGGCTACATTGATACTTCTGTTTCATGGCCCTTTCCGCAAATGCATCTTGGGCCTTCTTACCTATTTATCGCTACTAGGACAGGTTTCTGGGCTTGCTACTGGACCTCTATCGGCGGCCCTCATGGCTACTGGGGAGGGTCTAAAATCTTCGAAGGCCTTATGCCCTGGAGATGGCCTTATACCTTTATCGACCATTCGGGCTTCTTCTGGGTCTTTTGCTCCGGAGACTGCTTGTTTTTCTACCTACCAGATGCTGGTTCTGGCGGTGCTGGCTCGGTCGTAGTGCAGTATGCAGTTAATGACAATCTGGTAGATGGCGGTGGCGAGTGGGTGGCAGATGGAGCAGAGTACTGGGGAAATCCTCTGTCTGTCTGCTCGTTTCGTGGGCAGATTCTTCTAGGCGGTAATAGAGCCTTTGACATTTTCGGGAGTAATGACAACGAGTGCCGCAGTATTCGGTGGTCCGCTATTGGAGAGTTTAAGTTCTTAGGTACAAAGGATGGGAGTGGAACTTACGACCGCCGGGTTATTCCAGATGCTGGACAACTATTTGTGCCCGGGCCGCGGGAGAATAGGGTGTATAGGCTTCTTCCGCTTCGAGATCACGTAATCGCCTACTGTTCTTATGGTGTCGTAGCTCTTACACCTGCTATGGCAGGACAGATTCCCACCTTCAAGAGTACGCCGCTTTCTATTCCGGGCGTTGCGGGTGTTTATGCCGCCTCCGGTAATGAAGATAAACATATGGTGATAGATCGAACTGGAGACCTCTGGCTCGTCTTCAATGACCTTTCGTACAAGAGGATAGGCTACGGGAATATCTTGGCAGACATTACTGGCCATAGAGCTAACTATCTTGAAGGTGTCCAGCCCAGTCGCGGCATGGTACATACAGTTTACAATCCAATAGAAGATGAGTGGTATCTTTCTGATGGTTACCGGTCATTCCTCTTGAGCAGCGACTTTATGCTGACGGAGACCAGCAGATGTGTTCTGTCTCTAATTGATGTAAGAAACACTTTTGTAGAAAATTACCAAACCATTGATAGTCATTCTTTAGGAATTTACAAAGATACTGGAGAGAAGTGGGCTTATTTTACTACCGACATCCTCGACATGAACAATAATATGTTGAAGACGATCGAGTCAGTAGAGCTTGGTGGGTCCCTTCCGTATAACGCTCTTGTTGAAGTCTGCGCTGATTGGAGGAATGATCGAAGGGATCAATGGCGTAGAACCGAGTGGCGAAGAGTGAACCCAAAAGGGGTTGGGAATCCTATAGTGACTGGCTCCGAACTCCGTTTATGTGTTAGGGTCAGGCCTTTCGATGGACTTAAGGTAGACTATATTTCGGTGTCCTGGAAGCAGTCAGACAGGTCACAGATTCGAGGAGCATATGCGTTCGCTAACCAAGCTGCTACCAACGCAGGTGGCGGAGCGGTGGGCGCTGATTAGGAAGTCGTGCATAGAATGTGCGATGATAGATCCGCGCCTTCCTGAGGATGAGCAGGCTAATAACCTTCTGCAGATGTTTCTCGTAGGAGGCTATGAAGCGTGGGTGGGTTACGAAGACGAGAAGTTTGCGGGCTTCGTCTTTACCACTATTTTTCGAAATGACGCTGGTGTGCGGACCTTCCACGTTTTGGGTCTTTGGACACCTTCGGGTTTTACTGATGAGATGTTCTATGCATGCCTGCAGACTCTTAGCACTTATGCTAAAAGTAAGGGCTGTATAGAACTAAATACAAACACTATTATAAAGCCTTTGGTAAATCGGCTGGTTAGATTAGGTGGGAAAATTAAACACGTTCAGATTGCATTCGATTTATAAGGAGGCGTTATGGGCGGCAGTAGTGGAGGTGGTGGAGGTTCGAGCGGGAAGGTTGACTATCCCGACTATATGAAGTCTTTCCACAGTGATATGCTTAATAATTCCGGAGCTGATACGTTCGAGAGTAGTGTGGTTGACGCGTGTAATGCCGCGTTGGGGGCGAGCCCCTTTTCCTCGCTGAGCGCGTACAATCCCGATACGCCTATTTCTGATATGGAGGCCGCCCTCGCCAGCTTCAACTCGTTTATGGCAGGGCTTTCTACAAATTCGACGTACTCTACCTTGCTAGGTGAGGTTTCTACTATCCACACAAATACGCTGGGTAGTACGACTTATCTCAATAATGCTATTGCGGCGTTGTCTTCTCAAATCGCAGCCGATATTGGAGCTTATGTGGTGCCGGCTTTCAAGGGCTCGCTTCGCGATATCAACGCTGTTCATACTAGCGCTTTCGCAACTGGCGAGGCAATGCTTTATAGAAAGGGCATCGCGGATGCCGCCAAGTTTGGATCCGATCTTTATATGGAGGTCTACCATAAAGGCAAGATTCAATTTATGCTGACTATTGGGGAGATTATCTTAAGAACTGAAGCCGCCTTTCAAGAAGCTTATGCTAAACTAGTGGTAGATATGAAGAAGATGAAAATTATAGCGAAGAAGGAACAAGCAGAAGAAGATAAGGAAATCGACGTTTCTAATGCTAAGTGGGATCTGGAAGTGTTCCAGTATGCTGGTAATGCTCTTGCTTCTATCGGGAGCGGCACGGTTTCACCTAATGCCGCGAAGGCGAGTAAGACGCAATCGGCCCTCTCTGGTGCTATGGCCGGCGCATCGGTAGGTGCACTAGCTGGAGGCGTTCCCGGCGCGGCAATAGGTGCCGCCATCGGCGGTGTTGCAGGACTCTTAATGTAAGGAGGTAGAATATGCCTGGGGAATTTTTCGATCAAACAGGGGCTTTGATTCCTGCGACCGGCGGCACGCTGCCGTTCGACTTTAGCGAGTTTCTCGCTAGGCAGGGACAACAGCTGAAGCAGAATGTAGGACCGCTTTTCTCTGGCACCGACCAAGGGAATGCCGCTCTGGCTGGCTTGCTTGGTAATGTTGGGCAGGCTATCGCGCCGGAAGGATCGTGGCAACAGAAGCTTGGTAAGGTGGGAACGAACCTTGCGGCCACAAGAGGCGCACAGCAACAGACTAAAGGAGCGTTAGGGACACTGCCGCAGACAACGGAGGCTGCTGCGGCCGCGGCAAGGCAAGCACCTGTAGCTCCTGTGGGGGAGACTCTTAAGACGACCGGAGATATCGCTGGTACTGTTAGCGGAATGGCTGGGGCGGCTCCGCGCCTTGGAGCACAGCCCGGCGCTTCGCAAAGTGCTAATTTATCTAGAACGGTTACGGCGCCAGTTGGTCGTGTTCCTGAAGCCTTGCAAGCTGTTACTCCTGGCGCTGCGCCGGCGGCCCCGGCGGCCCCGGTGGGACAGCAGCCGCAAGCACCTACCGCAAATTTTCAGGAGGCCCCCACGTCTCTCCCATCTTTGGAGGGGCAGGTACCCTCAGCTATTGGTCAAGGCGCGGGGGCCCAAGGTTTGGACTCTAATCTCCTCACGTTTGCCTTAGGAAATCCTGAGGAGTTTAGAAAGAACTATGCGGCCATCTCCGCGGCGCGGCAAGGAGAAGCGGCGGCAACGCACAATCTGGCACAGGCGGCCAATCAGATGCAACCCCTGCAGGTGTCAGGAGCCACTCGCCTTCTCGGCCCTCAGCTTATTTCTGGGCAAATGCAGTTGGAGCAGGAAGTTAAGAAGGGGCAAGTTCTGGATGACTTGGCCTCGAATGATAGGGCGAGGATTGAAGCTCGTTCTAGAGAGTATGATAGCCTTCCTCTGAATCCTTCTTTGCAGAGAAAGTTCGGGATGCAGACTTGGGGACAGCTAATGAGGGCGAATCCGCAAATGGTGCAAGCGTATAGTAGTATGCTCTCATATGACGCTCATATGGCACAGGTTGCTGAAAGTGCTAAGACCCGACTGGATCAGCATAACTGGCAATTGTTTAGTAACACCCTCAGGTATGCTGGCTCTTTCTCTGACAAGCTTACACCAGAGGAGTTTTCCGAGCTGCAGAAGGCCGACCCCGCGAGGGCGCAGGCGTTTATGCAGGCTAATAACCTAAAGGGCACGAACCCAATTATGACTGCGGAGGAAGTGCATCAGTACGAAATGGCTAATAAGACTCTCGACGCGCTGGCAAATAAATTAGGTCTCCCGCCTGGGTTCGAGAGAAGAGTCAGAATGCAGAACGTTCTGGGAAGTACTGCAGAATCGAAAGAAGCATTTGCCCATCGTATGAGGTTGAAAGAGGGAGAGAAGAGACAAGCAGAGCTAAGAGCGCAAAGCGACTTTCTCCAGAAGTACGGGAATCTGATCCCGAATGTGCCTTCTTACGAGGGCTTTGGCGGGCTTTATTTAGGTGACTTTCCAGAGCGAAGAGGAGAGGACGCAATTCGCCTCTTGTTAGAGAGACATCCTGAGTTAGGACAAGAGTATCAAAAAATGCTAGACGCTGCTAGGGCTAAGAATCCTACGCGCTAAGGAGACGAAAATGCCTAAAGTTCAGCTTCCTTCAGGGCAGATCGTTAGTGTTCCAGATGAACTGGAAGGGCAGGCTGCACTCGACTACTTGGATGAGCAGGAGAGAAAGCTAACCCCTCCCGGCGGAATGACGCGGGCCGCCGCGGGAGTTTATCAAGGCCTCGCCGGCTATGGGGAGAAAGCTGCTAACGTCCTGGAACGTATGGGGCTTCCAGGGCAGGCCGCGACTGCTCAGGAGTTTTCTAGTGCTATGCTTGATGCTCCTGACGTATGGCAGAGCAAACAGCATGCTCCTGGAATTGGCGGAGCATTAGCGGAGATGGGTGGGCAACTGTTCGCAGATTTGCCTATGATTATGGGAGCTATGGGAGCCGCTCGCGTTCCATTGGGAGCAGCAGAAACGCTGACTGGCCGCACCATTCTCCCGAGGGCCGGACAGACTTTTATGCAACAGTGGCCACGTGTGATAGGTGAGGCCGCGGTTGGCGGCGGTATGCTTGAGGGAGCAACAGCTAGGCCTAATGTAGAGAGTGCATATGCAAAGGGCGTGGAAGGAGCTGGCGAATGGGCTCTTGGCGCCGCAATTCTGCATCCGGCCTTCAAGACTCTTGGATGGGCCGCGTCGAAGATTCTGGGCCGCCTGCGCGGCAAGCCGAATATGACTCCTGAAATGGCGGCTTCCGACCCGAATCTGCCAATGGTTCTCGATCGACTGCAGAAAGGGGAAAAAGAAGCAGACATTATTATTGACCTGACACAGCGGCAGGGGGTATGGGAAGCACCTCCCGGCGGACCGTCTCCGCCTCCGCCTCAGGTTGCTGGGACACAGAGACGGCTTCCTGCTCCTACTGCTGACGAGTACGCTCGCGCTGTAACAGGGGAGCTATACCGAGAAGGACCTGGTGGTCAGGGCGAGATGATTCTGGAAACTCGCTTAGGAAGGCGAAAGCCTGCAGAAGAAGTACCTGACGTTTCGCTTCCTTATGATGCCGCCTCTGCCGGTGTTCAAGGAGAATTGCCGCTTTCTACCCGTATTAGACGAAGAAAGGGGCAGGCAGAACTGCCGCTGCAGATGCGTACTACTCTTCCTGAAACAAGGGCCGGCGAGGAACCTTCTGTGATTTATTCACAGAAGGAGCGGCGATTTACTGACAAGGCACAAGGCGTCCTGCCGATGGAGATGGGAACCGGGAGAATTCCTGGTACTATTGAAAGAGGCACCTTGCCGGAGACGCCACCTACGGAGTCTCCTCTTGCTCCTCGTCCTATGACCGTGGAGGAGATGGACAAAGTGCCTACTCAACAGCTTGGTCTTGACTTCACCGGCGTTACTAAGATGCAGGTTCCTAAAGTCCTTCCTTCTGAGATGCCTTTTAAGGTAGGTCAAAAGGTCAGGTATCAGGGTAAGACACGGAAAATAACCGGTGTTAAAGGGAAGGAGTTTATTCTCGATGATATGATTGCCGTTCCGGCGGCGGACCTTAAAAGTGTTGGAGGGCGTCGAGCTAAGCCTACCGCACTAGAATCTCCTATTCTGCCAGAGGGGGAGGTTACGAAGCCGCAAGGCCCTTTCGAGAAAGCCCCTCCGCCAAGCGGAGGAGAACCAATAAACCTCCGCAAGGTAAAGGTGGAGGTGGTTGAGGCTCCGAAGAAGCTAGTTGACGATCTTCGCTCTGTAGGTTATTCTGACGAATTTATCGCTACTCTGGTAGCGGATCATGGGATAGAGGGAGCTACTACGCTTTATAAGGCTCGCATCGCGGCCATCTCCCAAAAGATGAAAGAGCGTGATGCTCAGATTCGAAAAGCTCTGGGACAGCAAGTTCGTGAGGGTGTGCCGGAGGAGAAGCTTAGATCCGGAGAAGGAGCTGAATTAGACAAGAGTATTAAGGACGATCTTATTAACCTTGCTGACGCCATTGACGACGTAGAAACGAAAGCTGTCGCAGAAGGACGCCCGCTAACACCGCAGGAAGAAGAGGAGATTGTTAGTGCCGCCGTTCGCACAGGAATCGTTCCGGTTCAAAAGGCTGCTACGAACGTAACCCCAAAAACTAGAACAGCCGCAGATTTGTTGCGGGAGCGTCTTACTTTGCTGAAGGAACGCGGGCTTGCGGAAAGCGAGCCTGTTACGATTACTAAGACTGGGCAGATTCGAAGCAAGCCAAGACCGAAGCAGTCCGATGAAGAGCTCTTGCGTCTCATAGAAGAGAGCGAACAGGACATGCGCGGCGAGCTCGATCATACGGATGGTATTAGGAAGAAGTATGACGAAGGGGATTGGGACTCTCTCTTGAAGGCGGTTCCGTTCCTCCTCGCACTTCCTGCATCTGCTATTGCTTCTATGTTAGCACCTCCTGAAGCTCATGCCATGTATGGCGGTCTGATGGCAAAGGCGGTTCCTAAAGGAACTCGGTGGTTTTCCTCTCTTGTTGATATGCTACCGCGCTTTGAGTTTTCAGACCCGGTATCGTGGAAGCCTGGCGCCTGGGAGGGTATGAAGCAGAGTGGCTTTTTCAGTGCTGATACGCAGTTCGATTATAAGCTGAGCGATTTGGTTAACTGGCCTGAGGGATTTCTCCACTATCCCGATCTTGATAAGATCAAAGTAAAGAAGAGGGGAGGCTTCCTCGACATCTTCCAAACGCAGAAAGGTGCATTCTTTGAGGAATCAGAAACGCTAGTTATATCTCCTTTTCTTGATGAAGCTCAAGCACTTGCGACCTTGAAGCACGAGTTACAGCACTATATCCAATTTGTAGAAGGATTCACTAGAGGCGGCTCACCTAAATTTATTGACTGGAGAGAAGCATATGAACCCCTTCTGAAATATTACGAGGATACTGAACAGCTTGGAAAACTGCAGATGTTGCGAGAGAGAGGTCCTGCTGTTCTTGAGGAAGTTGAAAAGCTTTTTGAGATGAGATATGCCCTGTCTAAGCAAGCCGAAGCTTTCGACGCGTCTTTAGGACTGGCTCAAAAAGAAGCAGAGAAGTTTAAGGCTCTCAATAGAGAACTAGTTAAAATTCGGGAAGAGTTCGATTCAGTATACCTTAACTATAACAAGCTAGTAGAGCTCTACGGCAAGGGATTTACTACGAATCCAGAGTATAAAATGATAGAGGCGGCCAGAAAACGCGTTAATAAAGCCGCCGATGAAGCCTTTACCACTTACCTGGAGGCAGTTCGTAGAGCAAATTCCTATAGGGATCGAATTAGGCTACTAAACATTCCTGGAGCTAATTCTTTTATAGAAAAGCAGAAGCCTCTTGACGACTTTGCTTATGATGCTTATAAGCTTTTAGGAGGCGAAGCAGAGGCGAGAGATACGGTTCTGCGGACCCTTCTTACCAAAGCGGAGAGAGAAAGCATCATGCCTATGCATATGGCATTGGCTAAGGGCGAAGAGCTGCCTAGGGCGGAACATCTTGTAAAGACTATGGGATTGCCAGGAAAGCCTGCCGGTCCTTACGAAAAGCCTGTGCCGCAAAGAGACTATCTAAAAGCGCTTTCGGCTATTGTTCTTGGCACTGGCGCCCTCGCCCTCGCTAGCGACGCAGAAGCAAGGACAGTCTTTCACGGAACCCATACCGGCGCGATCAGGCGGTTCCTTGATAAGTTTATAGGCTCCGGCGAAGGCAGTCAAGCGTACGGATGGGGGCACTATTTCACTTCTAAAAAAGCAGTTGCAAAATGGTATGCTGACACGGTTGGAAGGCGCCTAAGCAGGGACGTGGTTCTCGTAGGTGAAACTGATGTGGACGCTTATTTACCTAGGTTTCATTCTGCAGAATTACAGAGTCAGTTTGATAAATCGTTCGGCTCTGGTCTTACATATAATCTAGGCCGGGATGCCTCTGGTGCGGATATTAAGTCAGAGCTTATAGCTTCTCTGTATCAGATGATCCCATCTATCCGAAGAGTACAGAAAGACCCACTGCTCGAGCGGGAGGCGGAGATTGACTATAGAAATGTTGTAGATGCTATTCAACGTATCAGCGAACTAGATCCTGAAAGCTTTCAGCTTGTAAAAGGGCCAGCTTATCTGATTAAAGGAAAGCCGGTACAAGCCACAGGGAATTTGGTAAGTAGCCTACGTGATTTGGCAGGTGCGGAGGGTGAAAAAGATTTCAATGCCAAGCTGCGTCAAATCTTAGAGAACGACGATAAGGCCATCCGACGCTTGGAGCACTACGTGCTTCCTGATGATGAAATTGCTCCGAAGGTGCAAGATATTCTTAACTCGTTCTCCGAGCTTGAGAGAAGGGGCCTGGTAGACGTTGAGAACTTCAAGGAGAATTTCTTGGATGCGATACTGAGTGCTCCCGAGTTGTCTGACCTTCCAAAAGGTTATGAGATCGCTAAGGAAAATCTCAAAACGCTGCGCGCCAAGGCTTCTTACTTAACCGACTACATTATGCAGGAGGTCGACCGTTTCTACGAAGCAAAGAAGAGAGGAGAGCCAATCTCTTGGAGTAGTAGTCCAGTCCTTTCATTCTTTGGAGAAGGCGCAGCTAATCGGGCCGCCGCCTTTGGAAGCATCGATCTCGATCTGTCTTCGCGAGGAAAACTGGAACAAATAAGAAAAGTCAAAGAAGTTTACAAAGACCTAAAGTTCGGCGACATTAAAGAAAAAGGGCCCGAAAAATGGCTCTACACAGTGGAGTTACCTGACGACCTTAAGCTTTTAGATCTTGACGAACGCCTCGACCATTCGCAGTTGGAGGTTATTAGAGACGGTCTCAGGAATCTATATCGTGAAAAGATTGACCCTATGGCTACACCGCCTAAGTGGGCTCAGCGTACTGACGCGTCTAAGATCGCTCAGGTGGCAGGTGAGCTGTCAGCTACTATTGATGCCAAGGCCAAACCTAATATGGGTCACGAATATCAGCTGGCTCTCCAAACCCTCTTCGGAGATAGAGGGGCCTCCATGTTCCTGCGTGACTACGCAGGTTTCAAGGGGAATACCTATATTGGTCGGACGTCTGGGGAGCGTAACTATGTTATATTCGACGAAGACATTCCACAGATCCGAGAAAAGGAGAAGGGTAATGCGGCTGTTGGTCTCTTAGCAACTGTTCTCGGCCTCGCAGGCACAGCTGCGTTAGGCTCCTATGCTTATTATAAGTTGCGTGACTTCATGGAAGCGCAGGGAAGAAAGGCCGATGAGCTGAAGGGCATGCTTCAGAAGGGGGAGCTGAATATGCCCGAAGTAGCTACAGCAGGCCTTTCCGGCGCCGGTCTATCGGCTCTAAAAGAGAGCATTATGAGGGCTCTTGAAAAGACGTCGATGTTCCAACGCTCTACTAATCAAACGCTTGAAGGAGGACAGAGAGTTACTTGGGCCGAGCAAAAAGCGAAGATCAACCCGCTCTCTGAATGGTTCGTTGACCCCAGTAGGATGGCAGAAAGATTGGGAAAGGACGTCTCAAACTGGTGGGCCGATTTGATGAAGGCCGATAATATTACTTCCTATAACTTCAAGAACCATGCTACTCTGTTCCGCGACGTCGAGAAGACCCTTACGAAAGAAGAGCAACTGAGAATGCGGGACATTCTAGAAGGTACAAAGAAGCCGCAAACTCAGGCAGAAGAAGCAGCCTATGGAAAGCTTCGTAGCTTCTACGACGAGATGTGGAATAAAGTAGTGGAGAGCAGGCAGAAGGTGTATGAGCAGAACCTCTCGGAGGAAGAGTACGGCGCGTTCGTTAAGGTTTTTAAAGAGGGTGCTTCGGAAGAGCAAGTGTTGAAAGGTATGCCGCGAGAGCAGGCGGAGGTTATGAAGGAGATCTTCAAGGACTACCGCGATCTGCAGACAAAGGGGAAAATAGAAGAATATGTTACGAAGCACGAGCTAGGGCAATACCACCTCATCGAAGAAATCGTCGGAGAAGATGGGAAGGTTTCGAGACGGATAGTTGCGAACGCGGTATCGAGGAAGGATGCTCTTCGAAAGGCAAAGAAATACTTCGAAGAGAATCCAGATAAGCGCTCGCTTGTTATTGACAGTAATGGGATGCTCTATGATTTAGCTACTGCTCTTCCTAGAGGCTCTTATTACAGAGTTATTAGAGATTTAGGAAAGGCTCTTAAGGAGGATATTACCTGGATTGAGAAAGAGCTAGGGAAGGCCGTTGGAAATAAGAGCGACATAGCTCGAAGGGCTGTAAGGCGGGCCTTTACACTAAGACCGTCTGAGAAGTTTTCTCCTTACCTGCAGGAGCGAAAGGACATCCTAAAGGGGGAGGAGAATATCTTCGACGTCTTACCTGCATATGCTATGTCTATTGAAAAGAAGACTAACCTCGATCCGCTTATTAACGAGGCTAGGCGGCTATTGCAAGGTATTGATGATCCTATGGGTAGGCAGTGGCTGTCTAACTTAATCGAGGATACTAAGGGACGTTACTGGATGTCCGATAGAATTGTTGATACGCTCCTACGAAACCTGAATGTTGAGGCTTCTCCGCTTGCTTTCTCTAGAGGAATAGCAAAGATAAAGCAGGGCGAGGCTATGATGAAGTTTGCCTACAGGCCCGTCGCTGCCTTTATCAATAGACTGTCGGGTGAAGGTCATACATGGGTTAAGTTTGGAACGGAAAGCTTCCTCGATGCCAAGCGCTTTATTAAAACGCCTGAAGGAAGGGAGTTCCTTAAACTCGTCGATCCTTACATGGGCGTTTCTTATGCAACTGACGCCTCGGGAAGGATCAAGCCGAAAGAGTCTCTGTGGCATCCTCTGGGAATGTTCCAGGCCGCGGAAATGCCGAACAGAGAAACTACCTTGGCGGCAGCCTACCTTCACGCCCTTAAAAATTTGGGCCTTAACAAAGCAGAGGCGCAGGAGTATGCTATTAGGCAGAACTGGTTTACACAATTCACTTACAATGCCGCCTCGTTACCTCGTATTCTTCGCACCCCTGTCGGAAGGTTGTTAGGGCAATTCAAACCCTATATGTTAAAAGAGGTTGAATTCATCCGACAGCTAGGTGGGCAGGAGCTAGTAAGGTATATGGCCTTTCAACTAGCGATGGGTGGGCCGCGAGGTTTATTGATGCTTCTTAAAAGCCTGCCGCTGCTGGGGGCCTGGGCCGCCTTGGATGATGCGGAGATGTGGCTTAATAAGCATGCGGCACGTACCTCAAGGGGCATAGGTGGCGCTTTGGGAGTGGACGTAACTGCTGCTGCAACAATGCAGTTGCCTTCGAGGGTAGAGGATTGGGCCGGACCTTTCCTTTCCGATTTGCTGCGGATAAATAAGGAAGTAATTCAGCCTATGATGAGAGGAGAGGGCGGCGTTGCAAGAGGAGCTTGGAAGTCCCTTGAAGGAAGTATTCCTATTATTCGATACTGGCCGGAGTTGGTTATAGACCGACTGATGACTAAAGGACAGAAGGATTATATCATCAAGGACGACCGAGGTAGAGAACTTTATAGACTACAATGGCCTGACTATCTCAAAGAGGCCGCCGGCGCGGAACCTTTAGAAAGCAGTAGAATAAGAGTAGCTGAGGCGATTCTAAATAGGAGACAGGCGGCAACCAATAAAAAGAAAGGGCAGGTTATTGATACTTACGTAAAGGCGCTGGAAGGAGGGCAGCCTGTGCCGCCGGAACTTATTGCCGAAATGCAGCTCCTCGGAGTAACTCCTGGAAGTGTCAGGAGGGAGGCGCGCCTGAGGGGCTTAACACCGATGCAACGAAGGATGCTTCGAACTGAGCTGGGGCGTAGAGCAATGTTGCAGTTGGAATATCCGATCGAGGGTGAATGATTCACAGAAGATTGGGGGGCCAGACTAACCGGCCCCCCACTCGGTTATCCTCTAGCCTTTTAGGAAGGAGAGCTGTACCGCCGGCTTAGGCGGCAGGCTATTACTCACAACATCAATAGCAAACCGTGCACTGTTCGGTCCATACTTTCTTTTTATCTCCTCGATAGAAAGGATGATGTTTAGCAGATCGTTGAAGACGTCTTTTAAAGTCTCCTCACTCATCTCGTACGACTTTAGAAGAAGCTCTGTATAATCCGACCATTGAAGATGGTAGGGCCGCTCCCATTCGTTGTCCAATAGCCCCTCCTGCAAAAAGCCGCAGTAGGTAGGATCATCAAGGAAGTCGTGCTGGCCGGAGCAGATTAAGAAGTGGAGCTTCTCTGTTAGATACCTTAGCGTCTCAGACGGCTCCTTCCTTCTTGCCTGTTCGACATCTTCTTCTGTAATCTTCCCATTTGCAAGTGCCTGCTTAATGAGCAGAGTCATTTGCTTAGGAGTCAGTTGTGTCTCCATAGATTTTTCCTCCTTTCCATCCTAGATATTCTATGATAACCTCTTCGCCATTAAAGACCCTTCTGATAACCCGCATCGAGTCGAGGGTCTGTATAACGGCTTCCATGTCTTTCGCAGAGGCGTCGCGGTAGAACATTCGGGATAGTTCCGCGAGTGTTATCTTCTTTCGTGTTCCGAGAACCGCTAGAACTTGATTCATCAGAGGAGCGGCCTGTGATCTTCCAACGCCGGCGAAGGTATACTGCATATTCTTCTCTGTCCTATCTATGATAGCCAGAGCTCTGTCAAAGTCCTCGCCTTCGATAACCATCCTACTCGTTCGTGAAGCGTTCACGATCATGCAGAGTTTCATTAAGTGCGTTGGCTTCCTTTCGAAATATGCAGCAAACCTGGGATCTATCAACTCATGCTGCTGTTGATCGAAGAAGGTATACCATTCTACATATTTCCCAAGAAACTCCTCGGTCACTTTAAATTCTCCAGACATCATCATAATACGCTCGAGGTCGAGGCGTAACGCTTTTTCTAGGCGTTTTGCCTCCTCAGAGAGGAAGGGCGTCGCAACTGATTTTCCTTTCTCTTTCTCAAAAACGAAGATCATTCGACTGGTTAGGCCGCCACCTATGGCATTCATAGGCAATGTACTCTGCAGTAATTCGGGGGTAGTAGCACCAATCAAGTTGACGAAGACGCCTATAATATCATCGGTGCCTTGATGCTTAGTGCGGTAGACCCAGACATCTCGACAATCAAACCAGTCTGTTAGGTCCATCATCAACTGTTGGTTGTTATACCCCAAGAAGACTGTAAGTTCTTGAGAGTAGATTGTCAATGAACTGTGCATATAGATGACCCCTGTGAGGGGGTCTACGACTGTGTTAGTCGTTTCTTTTAGTTCACGAATTAGGGCTTCCCTTGTTATAGCTTCCGCGGCGAGTTTTACCCCAAGGTCTTTTAACATGGCGGCTCCTGGACTCATCGCGGTACCTTTGCGGCACTTTCCTGCAGGTCCTACAAGTGCTACGTACATGTTGGGATAGAACGTAATGGTTCCCCACCGCATACTACACTTTCGTTGAAGGACCGCCGCAATGGTTGAGATGCCCACCCACTGCCTATACATGAATGGAGGCTCGGTATTCTCCGTGTAGATCAGATAAGAGTCGAGCCAGTCCTTCAACTGTCGCGTACTCACGAAGTTTAACCTCCTTGGACTTCTTCTTATCCATCCCAAATCCTACCTTCAAATCAACGGGGATACTGAACTGGGTCGCCCCCCAAGAAATAGGAGACTCCAAGGAATCTCTGATCCGAAGAATACATTCTGCGTGGATTTTGAAGTCGTGCTTTGTCGAGATCTGAAATGCTAAGGCATCATGGATCTGGTTTAGAAGCTCGACTGGATAAAACCACTGCTGATTGTAATAGACGAAGCAGAGGCCGTGGTCATTTAGTTTCTCTGCGACAGTGCTCTGCGGAATGTAGGCATATGCTTCCTTAAATAGCTCGTCGCCCCATCTATCGAGGAAAAGCCTCTTACGACCAAAGCAGTTTTCTAGCGTTCTAGTCTTAGATAACTTACTGCGTACCCAAGCGTGGTACGCACGCACGCCGGGATAGACAGTGTGGTATCGGTCGACTATGAATTTCGCATCCGCTTCAGGTATTTCGTACAGGAGTGCGAACGACTTGAAGCCGAAGTCATAATTCAATGAGTGATTTGCTTTCTTTCCCCAAAAGCGTTCGCTGAATGTACCTCCACCGATTGGCGCGCTCCCATCTTCGTCGGATACTTGGTCGAGTGCTTTGTTGAAGATGAGGGCGGCTGTCTGGCGATGAAGATCTATACCATTCTCGAACGCTCTAATCATGGATGGTTCTGGAGCGATATATGCCAAAGTCCGATTCTCTGCCTGTGAAAGATCCATTAGGTACGAAATGTAGCCAGCATCAGCGAGCAGGAAGCGCAGCATCTCCGGAGGAAGATTTTGCATATTCGTGCCTGTTTCGAAGATGGTTTCTGATGACGACAATCTTCCAGTAGTTGTGCCTACTGGATTAAAAGAGCAGCGTAAACGACCGTCGTCATCAAGCGTAACGTCATAATAGGTGCCTTTAAGTTTGGTTAGTTTACGCAGGCGTAGGAGAAGGTCTGCTTCTTTGAAGCCTCTTCTGCTAAGCCGCTTTAAGGCCTGACCGTCAACGCTTGCGGAACCAGTCTTTCTGTTGATGTAAGGCTGTACCTTCTTCTTGCCATAAAAGTAATCTTTTAGTTGGTTAGGGCTGTTGGGATTGACGTCATACCCACAGCAAGTGCGGAGCTCGTCAGTCAGAGACTTGATCTCTTCTTCAGCCTCGACAGACGCTTTTGTTAAGCCTTCCACGTCGACAAGAATACCTTTCTCCTGCATAAAAATGCAGGGTTCGATTACTCTTAGTTGGCGTTCATAGGCTTCCACATTGCCCTGGGCCTGAAGCTCCCGATAGATTTTAGGGAAGGCTTCTAAGCATACTGCGCTATCTTTCGCGTTGTATAGCCAGAAGTCCTCGTCGCTACCACCAAAGCGGAACCACTTCTTTCCTTCGTCTTTGTAGTAAGGTTCCCTAGTCCAAATGCTCGTTATGAAGTCAAGGCCTTTTGGGAAGTCTGGATAGAGAATGGCTTGTGCAACCATAGTATCCTGAATAGGACGGGTTACGAAGCCGTACTTACGAAATAGGAACGTCGCATCGAAAGCCACATTCTGTCCTACTTTCTGAATGTTCTCATTCTCAAGAATAGCTCCGATAGCACGCCAGATTTCATACTCCTGGTCCAGAGTGAAGTAGTCACGATAGCCAGACTCCATAAATGGAATACTAATAGCTTCAGTAGGTGAGTAGGCGAAAGAGATACATGATACTTCACCATTCATGACCTCGATGTCGAAAGCAAGCATCTGTGACGCCGAGCATCGCTCGAGAAAGGAGAGGCAATCGTTGAAAGAAGGACGGAGGCGTATGTGGCGTTCTGGCAACTGTGCTTCCCGCGTCGTTGCTTCCTCTCGCACACGCCTAAGGTCGAAGGAGATATAGTGAACGAAGATGTACTGACGCAGAGCGGTCGCCGGATGGATTGTTGGAACGACCTTTATAAAGCGGTACTGCCCATTATGTTCCAAGAATCCCTGGAGAATCGAACCGCGCCACTTCATAATGCCGTGCCGCTGTGTTAAGGCGTAAAGGGCGGTATTGCCTACCGCAACGTAGACGTTGGCATCTGTGGCCCAGAGTTCTTCATGCAACGCACGAACATATGCATTGAACTCAGGAGTACAGAACACCCGCTGTCCTTGCGTTTTAAAGAAGACTTCTATGTCGTTGTTCGGCGGTTGTTCTTTTACCACGTTAGTGATATAGCAGGCAGAACGAGGAATTCCCGCGTTGCTAAGGAGATTGTCTAATACTTGGCCAGACTGCCCTACGAAAGGCCTACCAAGTTTCACCTCCGTGGCACCAGGGGCTTCGCCTACTATAACGATCGAGGCGTCTTTATCGCCCTCGCCATAAACGAGGCGCTTCGTAGGATTAACCTGCATCTTCCAGAACCTCCGAGTAGGATTTATAGTGTGGAGGACGACTCTCAAATACCCTCTGTACAAATGCGTCTCTGTATTGAGAAGACAGATCGTAACCAAAAGCAGTCATACCTTTGTTGGCGGCGGCCAGAATGGTATTCCCGCTACCCGCAAAGGGCACGAGGACTCGTCCGTTCATAGGGCTGAAGGTCATGAGGATGTCTTCCATCATTTCGATCGGCCTCTCGGTTGGGTGGATCTTTCTTCTGCTATACACCGGTTTATACATGAAAGTGTTAACTCGGCCCGCCTTGTAAAGTTTGGGGTCTCCTTTCTTTGCATAGAAAAACATTTCGTACGCGTTTGCTAGGCTCCTTTCTGGATTGAGTGACTGCCCAGTACCTTTGACCCAAACAGCAGGAAGGCGATTACCACGTAAGCCGACCGCCTTCATAGCGAGGTAGATCGGTTCAAACCAGGGATCAGGAGCAAACCAAATAATCATCCAGCTGTTCTCGGCCATGACTCTCCAAGTTTCCTGTAAAGTCCCAATCAGGAAATCGACGTAGTCTTTTTTATCAACTTCGTTGTAGTATTCGAGACCCTCTGAGTTCGCGGTTTTCTTGTCCTGCAATTCGATAGCATAAGGAGGATCGATTTCTACGAAGTCAATACTGCCGTTGGGGACTTGCTTTACCATCTCGAAGAAATCACCGACAACAAACCTGCTCGCAATCTCCCGCCGTACGCGGTCAAGAGGAGAGGTCTCTTGCTGGGTCATTATCTGCCTTGCATAATGAGCCCTTTCTACCTCGTTTGTTAATTTCTTTAGCAACTTCACGGCGTCAGCACGCGTCTTCGCTCGCTCTAGAACAGGAATATGTTCCAAGGCGTCGGCGAGTTGGAGGTCTTTACTAATAGTGGTGCGGTCGACGCCGAGAAGGGCCGCGGTCTTATCTTGCGACCAACCCTCACCCGTAGCACTCTTCGCCTCACCGTGGATCTGTACTTGAAGGCGGTGAATTTCCTTCCGCAGTTTGGCGGCTTCGATCCACGTCAGATCCTTACGGCAGACATTCTCCATTAGTTCGATGGAGCGCATTTCTAGGTCTGAGATAGACGCAGGATAAATGCGGACCGGGATTTCATCTACCTCCGCAATCTCGGCGGCACGAAACCTCCTCCCGCCGGCTAAGAGCGTATACTTATTGTCGCCGTCGTATCGAACGGCGAGTGGTTGAATAATTCCTTCCTTTTTAATTGAAGACGCCAGTTCGTTAAGATCGCCATAGTCCTCACGAAAGCGTTCTCCAAACACGATTGCTGATCTTGGTATAGTACTTAGTTGCACTTCTTACCTCCTTGAAGAAGAGCCAACAAAGCTTCTGCTTGTGCAGGATTGATGGCGGCTAGAAGGTTCTCTGTGGAATTGACTGCTTTCTTCGCAACGGCTTTACGTTTTGGTTCCGCCCCTTCCACCCTTTTCTGGTACGCTACCTTCTTCGGAATCCGTCGGTTCGCTCTGACGCCGCTGATTACTCTGATTGCTTCCGAAGGAGGCAGATATAGAATGGAGTGGCGAAGATCCTCTAGACGAGCCATGATGGAATACCTCCACTAGTGATAGGCGGTCTGACATGATAGCACCAATAGCTATCTCTCCATGCTCCTCGATCATTTTGACAACCTGTTCGAGGACTCTCACAAGAATTCGTTGCCTCGCTCCCCAAGGGATTATGGCAAGCTTGGTGAACAGTTCATCTTCGACATTAACAGAAACGCGCCGCATGTTTTATCACCTCCTTTGATGGCAGTAGCCTCAATAAAAGGGGCGTCAGATAGACGCCCCTTCTGTGAGGCTAGGACCGATCACTTAGGAACGACAAACTGCTTCACGCGGTTCCTGTCGCCGTACGTGTTGTCCTTCTCCTCCTTCAGAATAGCCCAGCCCATCAGGCCACGAAGGCGATCGCCATCGATAGGCTCAGCGGGATTATAGCCGAAGGCCTTGAGGAAAGCCATGAGGACCGACTTCTTCATGTTGGCGGTCTTCAGGTCATCCTTCGGCATGGGCAGGTTAAGCATTTCGAAGACGTCCTTCGACTGCGGCTCGGAAGGAATCTCGAAACGTACGTTGAGGTATACGTTGCCCGTGTTTTCGGACACCTTGCGCTCCACAGAAACGATGCGGAGCTGGTACTCGCCGGCCGGGACAACCTTCGGTTCAAATACGCCTGTGAAATCAATCTGCTCAATGAAGCTCATACTAAAACCTCCTATGGTGTTTTATTCTTCTGCGCCCACCTTATGTGAATGGTTCACAGAAGATTGTGTTAGAACAGGAAAAAGACGACCTTGATCTTTTCGATCGGCTCAGAAGAAGCAGAACCGATGCCCGTACCGCCTCCTACGGAGGCACCATACACGTCGTTGCCACCGTTGACGGCTGTCACGCCGCCGCCGAAGCCGAGGTTCCAACCACTGCTCTTGTTAATAAACGTAGCAGCGTACGCAGCTTCTTCGATGAACTTCGCACCGGCTTCCAGAGCCTTCTTCCCAGCAGCACCCCAAATCTCTAAATCGCTTGCGCCCTCGCACTCGAGGATCGCAATAGGAACGTCCTTCGTCCCAATAGTCAGTGTCTCGGATGCATCTTTGGCCGGACTGATCTGGAACAGTTTGCACTTGGCGCTGTCCCAGGCGGAGTAGAAGCCGTCCAATTCGGCCGAGGCCCACTGCTTCTTGCTCATACGCCAGGGTTTGGCTTTCCCAGCCACTCCCTTTTCGAAAGGGCCGCGGTAGGCAAACCCTTGAGGGGCTTGATAACCATAGAAGCCAGGCAGCTCGCGCTTGTTCTCGGGGCTAATGAAGGTCACTTCCTGAGAAGAATTGTTGCTGTTGCTAGTGTTGGCCGACCCGATGATGGCTTGGCCCTGCGCTTGCAACTGCCCCTGCGCTTGCTTCTGTGCCTGTCCCTGCAACTGCCCTTGCTGCTGTCCCAACACGTTCACATTGGTGTTAGTGTTGGTGTTCACGTTCGTGTTGGTGTTGATGTTGGTGTCGATAACATTTGCTTCTGCCTGAGGACCGTTGTTGATGGTGTCCATGAAGGCATAGGCCGGAGAAGCAAACGACACAACCGCAGCGATAATCAAAAGCCAACTTTTCATGTCAAAGAACCTCCTCTCAATAGGTCAATTGTTCAATTGTTGTTATTTGTGCAGAACCTCAAGCCGCTACTCTTGCTTTTCACCTCCTCCCGCTCGCCGGAACCACTCCTTGAGCATGATGTTATTAGCCTCGATCAGTGTCTCCATAAACATGATCTTTAATTGTTCCCTACCCCATGAAGTCTGACGTTCGACGTTCTTCATAAACGTCATCCGCAAAATTTCACTATACTCCTGCACGGTCAGCATCGGAAAGTCCCGCCTTTCTCAGGATATTCTTGAAGTCCTGGGGTTCATAAGTCTCTAACTTGCCTTCTGCGGCGAGGCGGCTTCGCGCTTTGAAAAGGCCTGTCGAGCGCGTTAGCCATTCATACCTAATACCGGCGGAAGACTCCTTCGTGTGGGCGTAATAGAGTTCGTCGAAGAGCAGAGGTATCCGCATCTTCAACTTACCGATAAAGAGAGGGCCGATAAACATCCTACCAGTTGCTTCGTCCTTGTCGACGTCGCTATGTGCGATCAAGATAACGTCGCACGGTAGGGTTGTGAAGGATTTGTATGCCGCCTCCAGCATGGCCATAGCTGGTGCGTAATCCTGTTGAAACGGATGTCCTCCGGTACGGCCAGCTTTTTGCAGGACGACATTCATGGCAGTACCAGCCATGGTAGTTGCGCTGTCAAGAACGAACGTTCCTATGTTTTCGAACATGCCGCCATGAAGGAGGCGATGATACTCCTTATCCCACGCCTGGAATACAGAAGGTCGCATGGGATCTTCGTTTTCCCACCTGCTGTCTACGAAGAACCACCCCTCTTCTACGCACTTCCTATTCCCCTTCTGCCCTCCCGGATCGAAGGAGTGGACCAAGACAGGGCGTCGGGCTGTCCTTAGAGAGTAGGACTTACCAGAGCCGGAGTCTCCATATATGATAGCATTAAAGGACTTATGTCGAGCGTCGGAGGTATACAACTGCTTAATCTCTGATAGCTCTTTTTGAATGTCTAAAGGCATTTTACCTCCTCCTAATGATGCTAGGGCAGGATGAATCGGTTGGGGTTAGGGATTCTTCGGGAACGCCAGGAGCCCACGTCGGAGCGTTCTTTATGAAGTCCTGTTCGATGAGGTCTGGAGTGACGAAGTACTCCGAAAGTAGGCGCATCAGCGTATCTAACTTGTTGAATACGACGGTTTGGCAGCCTACCTTGACGACGAAGCCGTTGAGACAGGGTTCGATAATGATTGTTCTTGCCATAATAGTTCCTCCTCTCGATTATGTTATTTGAAGATCATATCACAATTTTCCGTAGTTGTCAACAATTATTTTTTGCCTTCGCCTTTTTTATCTTCTGCCGCGGCCGGCTCCACATGTGACTGGCGGTACGTCAAGCGGCTGATGTTCCTGAGAGGGACGACGTGCCGGCGATCGCCATCCTCCAGGCGAAGAACGACCTCGTCAAAGATCTTATCCCACTTCAACGAAGTGTATTCTAGGTTTTCTATAATACCGCTGACGCTGTGATGAGTAAGACGCTTGACCTCTGACATTATACACCTCCTGTTAAAATAAAGTTAACTTCCTTCTTAGAGAAGTCGAAGACATGCTTTGGCTTTCTTTCTTGATCGGCCGGATTCCACCATTCGATATGGAAGCCAAGTGGTGCTTCGTCTGCATACTTTAGTGGATTACTCCACGCTGTACAAAAGCCATGATAAGGACAGCCGAAGTACTTTGTGCACGCTGTCGGATTTTGAGGAAAACACATTAAGACTTCGTCGTCTTTCGAGGCTTCCCTGAGGCGTGCAAAGTCTTCTTCGATGCGCGCAACGTACTCGTTGGCGTGCCAGAACCATGACTGCATAGCTGACAACGTTCGTCTGGAGGGAACGCGTTGGAATTGGATCTTGGTTTTGTTGAAGATCGTACCGTTAATCTCCACTCCCCAGACTTCGTTTGGTGAAAAGAGACAATAAAGAACGTGATTGTACGTCCCGCATTGGAACGATAGTGCCCACTGATCGAGCCACATTCGGCTAAGTTGCGAACCAGTTTTATGTTCCCTGCTAAAATAGCCTCTATCGTCTCTGAGGACAGAGTCCATTCTGAAATGCAGAACGTTCCTTTCGTTAATAGGTACGGTACCCGCGATCTCTGTGTATAAAGTGTCGAATCTTTCACCGGCGTACTCCACTATGTATCCAGTTAGGGCAACGAGCGCGTTGCCGGGGTTCTTGGGGGCATAAGAGGGATCCATTATTTCTGGCACCTTTTTCCTGTAATGCTCTGTTAGAAGGCGAGCAGCCTCCGCCACGCTTTTCGTGGAATAGCCGTGGAGGATGAGATGCTCCATACCAATATGCCAGCATTCTCCAAAGTAGGTGTGGTTGTTAAAAGAGTCAGGTGTCCAGCCCATTACATAACGATAAAAATACATGCGTGGGCATTCGAGGTACTCTTGAATCTTGGAAGAATCGTGGATGTACCACGACTCGTGCTCGGGTACTGGGTATGGTTTAGGCATTGCACCGCCTCCCTTCTGTCAATAGATCCTTTGTTGGACAGGTGTCCCTGTCTGGACAGTCCTTGCAGGTAATCTTGCTGATCTCTCGTACCACGCCGTTGACGATGACTCCTGGCATTAGGTAGTTTAGAGCATCAACGAGGCGCTGGATCTTCTCCACAGATCCAGCTAGGGATACGACGGCGCGGCCCTCCTTCTGTACGGATGTCTTCTCATACTCCCCAGCGAACACATGAAATGAGATGCCGTACTCGAGGCACAGGGATTTGAGTCTGGTTTGGAAGTCAGCATCCTGCGGTCTTGGTTTCAACGTCTTGGTAGTCATACTTTTCGCTCCTTTCTCATCTTTAGGAAGTCCCGCTCTGCCAGGCACGCTAGTCCTCTGAACTCGGACGGAAGTGATTTGAGAAAGATCTGCATATCAAAGTCCGGGTTCTTATCGTAAGAGGTTTGGATGGTAGAGAATAGGAGCGCGTACCGCTCTTCTCTCAGGGAACGACGTTCTGCTCTAGTCTTCTTTTTCTTCTTTTCCACCTAAGACCTCCTTTGTCAAGAAGAAATGCATGTCTGAGACATTGTTAATAACCTTGTGTGCATGATTCACAGAAGAATTCCATGGTCGTCTTACCAAGACGACTCTTTTGTATGAGGGAAGACAGGGGTGATCCTCGACCAGGAGGGCATCCTCAATGGCGGCGAAGTACTTATACTTATCACTTACGTTTTGGAACATAGTGATTTTCGCCTCAACGTTGCGAAGGAGGTTTAGAATCCAGAGTTTTGTGTAGGCCTGCCACCTTCTTGGCTGTACTGTAAGGATATGAATAGGTTCGTCGAGGATGCTATAGGCATTTTCTATCATATCCTTATACTCGGTCGGCGGCGCCGACACCAGAATATGGATGTTGTCGTTTACCTTCTGCACCAAATTCTTTCCAAGTGCATCTCGATGATCCCACGTTGGAATATGATAGCCGAAGGTTGCCTTGCTAATGTCGCGGATTACACCGTCTAGATCCCAGAAAATCATCTCCGCCTCCGTTCCGCCTCCGTTCCGTCTACGCCTCCGTGAGCTCTAAGAAAATCGGAAAGCGCGGCACTCCACGACTGCTCGTTAAATGTTGATACTTAACACGGACGTAGAGCCCGATTAAGAGGTCGCGGTGTGCCCAGAATTCTTCTCTCTGCCGCCTCGTAAAGCCGCTTCCTATAGAGAATGGCTCTCCTTCTTCAGAAGCGCAGAGAAGGGAGCCGAGAGCTTCCTTCGGGTTTCCGTCTTTGTCTATTTCTCTCTGGTAGCCGACGATCTTCCAAACGTCGCTTCGTGTCGGTTTGAATTTCATAATGTCTGTGCTTCGCCGTCTGACATATAGGCCGAATGAGTTTCGTACTATGATGCCTTCGTAGCCGGAAGAAGAATAATTATCGAGGCTGTCCATTATGGAGTCTACGCTGTCTGCCAGCTTGGACGTTACGATCTTGATGGTTTCTCCTTCTAAGGTGGGACCTATATCTCCTTCTAGGAGGAGAGTGCGTTCCGCCTGGACAAGAGGAGATACTATGTCGAAGACGTGGTACTGCATCTCGTCATAGTCCCATCTTATATTCGTTTCTCTGCTCGTTATGCTCACTATGTCATTGAACGATCTTCCGTGGATGTAAAGTTCTCCATCGAGTTCTATGGAGCGAAGACCGCTATGTTGGAGGGCCGCCGAGATGTGGGGAACGGAGACGATCTCGTGCATCTCACTCGACAACAGGCGAACGTCCCCGTTCTCGTTGATGATAGCACGACACCGTACTCCATCCAGTTTGGGTTGGATTATGAAAGGCGGTTGCCATTTTGCTAGCCTCTTCTCCTCAAAAGGATAGCAGAGCATGATGCCGGCCCGCCTTTGCCAGGTCTTACGTTCGGCCATCGTTTTTCTCCTTTTTCAGATACGTTCTATATAAACGATTCCTGATACTTGGACGTTAGTGCATTCCCAGTTCTTCACCGAGAACCATTTTTCCTCTACGAAAGCTCCTGAGGAGGAGGGCTGTCGTGAAGAGCGCGGAATGATGGAGTGCTCTTTGAAGCAGACGCAATCTGTGCGACACTGCTTGCCCGTGATGGGGCAAAAGTAGTACCATTCGTCCTCATGCATATTTCTGGCTCGGAGGCCATTCTTCACAAACTGCTCGAACTTTGTTATGGCGTCTCGAGCCCGCTCTTGCGTCGTATACTTGGGCTCGAGCAGGTTGTTGTTAAGTGCTGCGAAGTATTTCCAGTCTCTCATATAGAAGCTACCTCCCTTCTTCTATGTCTTTTATTTCTGGGGCCGCTGAGTGTTTGGCCATCTTCCAGAAAGCAGCGGCGGCATAATGCGCTATCTTCACCATGTCCCGCATGGCCTCCTTATGACCCCTTCTATTCTCCCGCATGTTGCGGGTTACGTACTTGCTGATGGCTCTGAGACAGTCTTCGACCGTATAGGTCGAAAGGCTGTCGTCTGGTAGGTCGCCGAACTGCTTCACGGTATAGTTCTCGACGTGGCCGGTTACCACGTCGGAGAACGAAAGCCATTCTATAACTCTGGACATTATCCTTTCCTTTCCATTTCAAAAGAGGAATGGAGGGCGGCCTTTGGTCCTCGAGGGGTGAGTACCGGCCTCGAAGCAGGTACTACCTCCAGGGATAGGTACCGGCCTCGAACCGAAAGGACCCGATGGCCGGTCCGGGCTCGATGGCCAGCGACAGAC